AGGTTGGCAAAGTCAGAAAGCTGATAAGGATGCTGACAAAGAAAGTAAGAAAAAAGACGAAGGTATTACATTCCAAAGCGGTATTGCTAATGAATTATTAAGAGAATTCGGCTTAGATGAAGCAACTCCTCCTTTACCGAATCCAGCTGCTGGAGCAGGTCAGGACCCGGCTAGAGCACAATACGACAAATTTAAATCAGACGATGCTAAAGCAGCGGCTGTCAAACAAATACAAGCCATGTTAAAACCAAATGGTCAAGGCGTTGAGAGACTTCAAAATGCTATTGATCCTAAAACTGGTATTATTTACTACGGAGAAGAACAAGGCGATGGCGGTACTGTTGCTCCTAAACAGACACCTTTTAGCTGGATGCAAAAAGGACAACAAAAAGAATTCCAAGATCTAGTAAAAGCAGCCGGATTAACTATTGTTCCAGTAGATCAAAAAACATTATTTGGAACTACACAGGTTGCAGCAGTTGATCCAAAGGCACTAGCTACATTAGGTCAAGCACCTGCGGCAGCGGCACCGACAGCAGCAGCACCGACAGCAGCAGCACCGACAGCAGCAGCACCGGGAGTTAAAGTTAATCCTGACGATTTAGACGCACAAGATGCACAAATGGGTAAAGACATGGCTGCTATGGCAGCGGCGGCTGCTGGACCTGACAAACTTAAACCACCAACACCCGGTGGCTCAGCTAATCCTCCATCAAAATTAGATCCGGCTAAACTAAAGCGTTTCCAAGAGTTATTAGACAAAGTAAAAGCAGGCGACAAATTAGACGGTGGTAAAGCTGGCGGTGGAGCAGCGGCGGCAACACCAGCAGCCGCAGGCGGAGCAGCTAATGCTCCAGCAGCAGGTGGTTCAACTACTCCAGCAGCAGGTGGTTCAACTACTCCAGCAGCAGGTGGTTCAACTACTCCAGCAGCAGGTGGTTCAACTACTCCAGCAGCAGGTGGTTCAACTACTCCAGCAGCCGCAGGCGGAGCAGCGGGGGGTGCTTTACTCAAAGTTGGAAGTCAAGGACCAGAAGTAGAAAAAGTTCAAACAGCACTAAAAATTAATGTAGATGGAAAGTTTGGTCCGCAAACTAAAACAGCAGTTGAAAAATTCCAAAAAGCCAACGGATTACAAGTAGACGGGGTAGTCGGGCCACAGACAAGAGCTAAACTCTTTCCTCCAGCACCTGGTGGTTCAGCTAACCCACCAGCTAAACCATTACCTGGTAACGCTGTCCCAGGCGGCGGACAAGTTAGCGATATCAAAGCTGCTGAATCTTTATTAAGAGATGATCAAATACTAGCTGTCATTAAGGCGCTAAAAATTTAATTAGAAACGGAGAATAAAATGACTAACGCAGAAATGATGGCAAGTTTAAGAAATAAATTAGAAGGAATAGCATCTGAGTCTAAACTTAGTTCTATTGGCAAGATTATGGGACTCGGGGATAAAAGCGCAGATGCGGCTAAAGCGGGTGACGCAGCAACAGATGCTGCCGCTGGAGCAAGCAAAATTGAAGTTCCACCGTCATCTGGTGGCGGCGCAAGAGATCCAGGTCAGCAAGCTAGAATGCAACAACTTTCTAATCCTAATCCAGCAGTAGCCACTGCTAACGATCCGTTCAATTTAGCTCCAGGTGCGATTAGAAAGCAAGCAGACGGTGCTGCTGGTGCCGGAAGTGGTACTGCCAAAGCTGGGGACAATGCTGCTGGTGCCGGAAGTGGTACTGCCAAAGCTGGGGACAATGCTGCTGGTATGACTACTACTCAAAAAAGAGCTGGCGCGGCTGGCGCGATTGGTCTAGCTGGTCTAGCTGGCCTAGCCGGTGGAGATACTCAACAAACGACACCTCCAGCACCCGGTGGTTCAGCGAATCCGCCAGGTGGATCAACAGCACCAGCAAAACCGCCAAAGCCAACAGCACCGGCAGCGCCGACAGCACCAGCAGGAAGTCCTGAGCTAGACGAATTAGATGCAATAGCAAGAGAACTTGCTCAAAGTCAAGAACCACTAGCAATTGAATTAATGGGTCAATATAATGCTCTAAGATCTAAATTAGGCAAAGCTAAAGAAATGCCTAATGAATTAGAAGAAATGATAAGATTAATTAAATATTAAAATAAAAACCGCCCTAGGGCGGTTTTTTAATGCCAATGTCCTTGAAAACAATGTCTTACTTCGTGTCCTAATTCGTGCATAGTAGGAGTTTTGCTGGTAATAATTTTACAAGTTTGTCCAGACCAAAAAGCACAGGCAGTCGCCGGCCCTACAGGAGCGAATCCCATCCTGCTACTTTCCTTGTTACATTCTCTTTGAACATTATCAACTACGATCCATTCAATCTTTACTTCTTTCCAATAGTTTTTTGTAGCATCAAACGGACGCAGTGGATCATTCCATGTGCCTGTATAAGCACTGGCCTTAGTAAATGCCAAAATTGTTAAAACAGCAACTAATTTTTTCATAACACTTGACCTTAAGTAGCTAAGTATATTACAATTATACATTCACAATTAAGGAGTGTCAATGTCAACTCGCATGTATGGACCCGAAGAAAAAGCCAAATTGGAAAGATTAATCAACGAAGGCTCAACCGTTTTACGTGAAATTGAAGACCTTAAAGAAGGTCTCAAAGAAACTGTCAAAGCTGTAGCAGAAGAATTGGAAATCAAACCTTCAATTATTAATAAGGCAATTACTATTGCTCATAAAGATAATTGGAAAGATCATGAAAATGATTGGAACGAAATTGAAATGATTTTGGGCGTTACTAATAAACTGCCCAAGGACTAAATGGATCAAATAACAAACACTATCTCGAATATATACACATGGGCAAAAGGTGATTTTAAAGAATGGCCGTTGAGATTTGTATTAGAAATTTCAGCTTGGGCAATGAGCATAGCCTGTTCAATTACAATGGCTCTCACAGTACCAACACCGCCATTCTTAATCCTTTATCCATTGTTTATAACTCAATGTGCTATTTTTTGCTGGGCCGCATGGACTCGGCGAAGTACTGGCATGGTGGCTAATTATTTGTTATTAGTCGGTATAGATAGTGTTGCCCTTATTAGATTGATAAGTATATAAGAGTAAGGTTAGATCAGCCATAAATGATCTCTGTGGTATTTGTCTGCCGAAAAAGACATAGGAGAAAAATTTGTACGTAGACGCTCTCTTTCAGCGAGATGCCGATATTATCAAAGTCGTAGAACGAGATAAAGACGGTAATCGTGTATTCAAAGAATTCCCGGTTAGATATACATTCTATTACCCGGATGCTAGAGGTAAATTTCAAAGTATTCACGGCGACCCTTTAAGTCGCATTGTTTGTAAAAATACCAAAGACTTTCGCAAAGAACTTGCGATTCATAATAATAAAAAATTATACGAAGCAGACATCAATCCAGTGTTTGTCTGCCTAAGCGAAAACTATTTAAATCAAGAAGCACCTAAACTTAATGTAGCTTTCTTCGATATTGAAGTGGACTTTGATCCAGAACGTGGATACGCTAGTCCCGAAGATGCTTTTATGCCAATCACTGCCATTGCTGTTCATCTACAATGGATTGATACATTGATCTGTCTAGCAGTTCCTCCCAAAGGACTGTCAGTAAAAGAAGCAGAAGAACTAGTAAAAGATTTTCCTAACACACACATCTTTGACAACGAAGCTGATCTTCTGGACACATTTTTGAATCTCATACAAGATGCTGATGTGTTATCAGGTTGGAACTCAGAGGGATACGATATTCCTTATACAGTTAATCGTGTTACCAAAGTATTAAGCAAAGACGATACACGACGATTCTGTCTTTGGGATCAGTATCCAAAGAAAAGAGAATATGAAAAATTTGGTAAGACTGCTGTAACTTACGACCTTGTTGGTCGTGTCCACCTAGACAGTTTGGAACTTTATAGAAAGTATACATATGAAGAAAGACACACCTATCGATTGGATGCCATCGGAGAAATGGAAGTTGGAGAACGTAAAACAGTATACGAAGGTACACTGGATCAGCTCTACAACAATGACTTCCGTAAGTTTATCGAATACAACCGTCAAGACTGTGCCCTACTCAACAAACTGGACCAAAAGCTCAAGTTCTTGGACCTAAGCAATAAGCTGGCTCATGAATGTACTGTACTGTTACAGACCACCATGGGCGCTGTAGCAGTTACAGAACAAGCTATTATCAATGAATGTCATCGTCGAGGAATGCAAGTTCCAAATAGACCTAAAAGAGATGACGACGAAGACACCCAGGCAGCGGGTGCTTATGTGGCCTATCCTAAAGAAGGATTACAAGATTGGGTTGGATCATTAGACATTAACAGTCTTTATCCTAGTGCTATTCGTGCGCTGAACATGGGCCCAGAAACAATTATTGGACAACTTCGACCCATTATGACTAAAGAATATATTGAAAGTCATATGGCCAAGGGCAAAGGCTTTGCGGCAGCATGGGAAGGAATGTTCGGTACCAAAGAATACGAAGCAGTAATGAATAAAGAAATTGGTACCGAGATTGTTATTGATTGGGAGGAAGGAACTAGCGATATCCTCAGCGCAGCAGAAGTTTATAAATTAATCTTCGACAGCGGACAATCATTTATGCTTAGTGCCAACGGCACTATCTTTACCTACGAAAAAGAAGGTATTATTCCCGGACTGTTAAAGCGTTGGTATGCTGAACGTAAAGAAATGCAGGCCAAACTAAAAGAATCAATTGCTGCAGGTAATAAAATTGAAGAAGAATATTGGGATAAACGTCAGCTAGTTAAAAAAATTAACCTAAACTCATTATATGGAGCTATTCTTAACCCTGGTTGTAGATTTTTCGATAAGCGTATTGGTCAGTCTACTACTCTTACTGGTCGTCAGATTGCCAAGCACATGGCTGGCAAAGTAAACGAAATTATCACAGGAGAATATAATCACGTAGGCAAAGCTATTATCTATGGCGATACAGATAGTTGCTATTTTTCAGCTTACAAGATACTTCAAAAAGATATTGAAAAAGGTTTAATACCTTGGACCAAAGAAACAGTAATTCAACTATATGATCAAATTGCCAGCGAAGTTAATCAAACTTTCCCGCAGTTTATGTTAGACGCATTTCATTGTCCAAAGACACGCGGTGAAGTTATCAAAGCAGGACGGGAAATTGTTGGATCTAAATCTTTGTTTATTACTAAAAAGCGTTATGCTGTTCTTTACTATGATAAAGAAGGTAAAAGACAAGATATTGAAGGTAAGCCAGGCAAAATCAAGGCCATGGGCTTAGACCTTAAACGTTCGGATACTCCTGAATTTATACAAGATTTTCTTAGTGATGTTTTAGAACAAGTACTAACTGGTGCTACCGAAGACGAAGTTTTAGATATGATTACTGCCTTTAGAACAGAATTTAAAGCTAGGCCAGGTTGGGAAAAAGGTTCGCCTAAGCGAGCCAACAACATTACAGAATATCAAAAGAAAGAAGAACGTCAAGGCAAGGCAAATATGCCAGGTCATGTTCGAGCTAGCATAAATTGGAATACTTTAAAACGTATGTACGACGACAAGTATTCGATGGGTATTACAGATGGACAAAAAGTTATTGTCTGTAAGCTCAAGGATAATCCTTTGGGATTTACATCAGTGGCATATCCGGTTGACGAACTTAGACTACCAAAGTGGTTTAAAGACTTGCCATTTGATCACGACGAGATGGAAAGTACAATTATAGACAATAAACTAGATAACCTTATTGGAGTATTGAACTGGGACATCAGGTCAACCGAACAGACAAATACTTTTAATAAATTATTTGACTTTTAACAAAAACCTAAATATAATAGCTGAAAGGAAACATCATGAAAGACATTTTAACAGACATCGTAGCACATACACATAGCCTAGGCATTTTGCCATTGGTTAAGATCACAGGAGAAGAAGATTCTACCACAATTGAATCAATGGCCGAAGATCGATCAGTGATTTTAACAGCAAAAACTAATAGCCCTATTGCGGAATTTGAAGGTGTATTCGGTATGCCCAATTTAGACAAACTAAATTTACATTTGAAAAATCCAGAATATAAAGAAAACGCAACTATCGAAGTTATTCAAGCAGAGCGTAACGGCAAGACTGTGCCTGTTAGTTTACACTTTGAAAATCAATCAAGTGACTTTGTCAACGACTATCGTTTTATGAACGCAGAGATTATCAACGAAAAACTCAAAACTGTTAAGTTCAAGGGTGCTGCTTGGGACATTGAATTTGAACCTAGTTTAACTTCTGTTCAACGTTTGAAACTACAAGCACAAGCGCATTCTGAAGAAACAGTATTTCAAGTTAAAACTGAAGGCGGTAACTTAGTTTTCTTTTTCGGTGATGCTAGCACTCACGCAGGCAGCTTTACATTTCAGTCGGATGTAAAAAGTAAATTAAAACAAAGCTGGGCGTGGCCTGTTACACAAGTAATGAGCATTCTTAATCTCGACGGTGACAAGACTATGAAGATTGCTGATGCTGGTGCTATGATGATCACTGTTAACAGTGGGTTAGCAGAATATAATTATATTTTACCGGCTCAATCTAAATAATGGAAACACGTAAAAGAACCATTGCCAGAATGATCAGCTATCGCATTACTGCGTGGTTGTTTACAATTGTGTGGACATATCTATTTACAGGTGATATCGGTAGTGCCACCGGATTTGCTACAGCACTACATATTCTTTT